TTTCCACAGTGTCATTGATATGGAAACTAATGAATACTGTGTCATTCTGTAGGAACAAACCAAATTGGCTGAGATTGAAATCCGTGTCTTGTATGTTGTAAACACCGCGTAGAATGTACACATCTGGATCATATTTGCGATCGCGATTTTCTAAAAACAGTAGATCCTGTATCTGTGTCTCGCTGGTGCTGGAATATCCTGGGGTAGAGGGCGTGATTTCGCCGGCAGATCCTGGTCCTAGATACTTGTGTATTAGCACATCAGTACCACCAACCTGGAACATTTCCCAGATATTTTTATCAATAAACTTGTAATCGTTGCCCTTTTCTGGACGGTATAAGCTGAGTCTTGGCATAGTCATATATTTACCGCTACGATAAATAGTTATATGAGCTCAAACGATCAAGCAAAACAACAGGTATTTGACTACTGCAAGGCTATGCTAGGTGATGGCATGATTGACGTGGAGTTAGATCCTATACACTATGAAACAGCACTTACTCGCGCATTAGGTGTGTTCCGCCAGCGCAGCGATAATTCTGTGGAAGAAAGCTATATATTCTTAAATCTTTTGGTAGATACCAATGAGTATATACTGCCCTCCGAAGTACAACAGGTTAGACAGATTTTTCGTCGTAGCATAGGTTCACGCACAGGCGGGGGATCGGGCGGCACAGTATTCGAACCCTTTAATTTGGCCTACACAAACACCTATCTGTTAAGCTCGACTAACATGGGCGGATTATTAACCTATGAACTTTTTGCACAGTACCAAGAATTAGTAGGTAAAATGTTTGGATCATTTATCAATTTTAATTGGAATTCACAGAGCAAAAAATTAAGAATTGAACAACGTCCTAGAACAGAAGAATCAGTGATGCTACAAGTGTATAATATCAAACCAGATTTTGCTATAATTAATGACACCTACGCCGGACAATGGATCAAAGACTATACCTTGGCTAACTGTAAAATCATGCTAGGTCAGGCTCGCGAAAAGTTTGCATCTATCGCTGGGCCGCAAGGAGGCACAGCACTTAATGGATCAGCTATGAAATCAGAAGGTCAAGCAGACATTGATAGATTAACACAAGAGCTAGTCACATTAGTTTCTGGTGGAATTGGCTATACGTTTATTACTGGATAGCAATGAAAGCATCAGAATTTATATTTGAAAAAGACGAAGCCCTCTACGATGCCAAGTTAGTTTGGGGAGTAGGTAAAAAAACAGCTCGCAGTGGTACCACCAAATTAAAATTCCGTTGTACAAGCGGGCCAAGAAAAAGCAGACAGGTCAGTCATCCTTCAAAATGTCATCAGCCCATAAATCAAGCCAAAGCACAAAAAATGAAAACTACTCGCGCTAGAACCAGTGTTCAGGCTGCACGTAGAACAGATCGCACTAAATCTATCAACACCGCTAGTGTGTTAGCCAATAAATTAAACAATCCTGGTAAGCCAAAAACACCAAAACCCTATTATTAAAATTTGACTTTTTTATAAACCTATCGTATAATTGTCATATAGGAGACAATTTATGATCATAGGTATATGCGGTTTTATTGGCAGCGGCAAGGACACAGTCGCTGACTTTCTTGTTAATTTCCACGAATTTAGACGCGAATCATTTGCCAGCACACTGAAGGATTCTGTGGCTGCGGTATTTGGTTGGGACAGAACTCTGCTAGAAGGACGCACAGCAGAAGCACGTGAATGGCGAGAACAAGTAGATCCATGGTGGGCCGAACGCTTGAACATGCCTACATTGACTCCGCGATGGGTGCTGCAATACTGGGGCACCGAAGTTTGCCGCCGCAGTTTCCATGATGATATCTGGATTGCAAGCCTAGAAAACAAATTAAGAAACAGCAAAGACAACATCGTGATTTCAGACTGCAGATTTCCTAATGAAATTGAAGCTATCAAAAAGGCCAACGGTGTTATAGTTTGGGTTCAACGCGGTGCGCTGCCTGAATGGTATGATGATGCTGTTTCTGCTAATCAAGGCAACAATATCGGTATTAATGCAATGAAACTGCGTAAAATACATGCATCAGAATGGGCATGGTTAGGCAGCGAGTTTGATCATGTTATCGACAACAATGGCACTATAGACGACTTATTCAAACAGGCACAGAGCCTAGTAATCGGCCAGCAGATCCCCTTGTTTCCAGAGGACACCGTCCTTACTCAGTGTTAGAGCACAGTTAGCACACACAGTTTTTAAATTATTGTAGCGGCAATTATCAAGATTGCCGTCTACGTGAAAAACTCTAAAAACTTCACGATGCGGACTTCTATGTCCGCATTTATCACACTGCAATTTCATCTTATAACCAGCACGTTGCCATCTAGGTATTCCATGAGATAATCCGTGTGTCATGCAGGTTTCACACAGGCTTCGATAATAGATCCTATCACCTTTTTTGTAGTTTATCGCACGGGGTCTAAATCCGCATTTGCACAATGGTCTCATATACATATTTAAAAGAACTGCACCTTTTTGACCCCTTTTTCAATTAGGTAAACAAGCCAATTTTGTGTTCCACCGCTAAATACATTGAGCAAAACTATTACCAGGAGAATAGGGAACATGGCACTTCAATCACCCGGCGTACAAGTTACGGTAATCGACGAGAGTCAGTATACACCTGCCGAGCCAGGCACAACACCTCTTATCGTTGTTGCCACAGGGCAAGATAAGACAAATGCAGCAGGCACAGGTACTGCTACTGCAACAACTAAAGCAAATGCTGGAAAAGCATTTAAAATGACAAGCCAAAAAGATCTAGTAGATTTTTATGGTGTACCTTTCTTTGAAAAGACAGCAAGTTCAAATCCAGTACATGGCGGTGAACGAAATGAATACGGTCTTCTAGCAGCTTACAGTTTGCTAGGAGTAAGCAACGCAGCATTTATTGTTAGGGCTGACGTAGATTTAACCGAATTAGAAGCATCAGCATCAGCCCCGGGAGCATTACCAGACGACGGACAATGGTGGATAGATACACGTTCTACAGCTTGGGGAATCCAAGAATGGAATGGATCTGCAGCCACAGTAGTTGGTGGACAAAAGTTCACAACTAAGATTCCACATGTACTAACAGACGATGATGTAGATAATATTACCAGCGGAGCTCCAAAAACTTCTTTTGGTGCCATAGGCGATTATGCAGTAGTATTTGAAACTGTAGACGGTTCTGGAACATTCAGTGCGACAAAAGAATATGCAAGAATTTATTACAAATCGCCGGGCAACGGTAACATTGCAGGCGGTGGCACAGCAGTTAATTCCGGAGATTGGGTATTAGTGGGCAGTCAAGCGTGGGCAGCAAGTTGGCCTACAATCAAAGGTGCTACATCAGTTACTTCTACAATAAGTGGAAACTTTACTATTAACGGCACCACAGTTACTGTTGCGGTATCTCCAAATAACACACTAGATGGATTAGTGAATACAATCAACGGATTGAATATTAATGGCGTTACAGCTCGCAGTGTTAACAATAGATTGTATCTATATGGCGATGCAGGTAATATGGGTGGTGGCGACTTAGAAGGCAATGAAGGCGACTCATCTTTAACCAATGCTATTGTAATTGCTTCAGGTACATTGAATGTATCTACTACATTTGGTATCACAGACGGCACATATCATGGTCCAAGACTAGTACAAACTCCACATACATCTGTGCCGGCATTTAAAATTGGCGATGATGACGATGACGGTTCGGGCACATTAGCTAACGGTCGCCCAACTGGTTCTTTATGGATCAAAACCACAGAACCAAACAGTGGTGCACGTTGGATCGCTAAACGCTGGAATTCAGCTACCGAAACATGGATAACCGCAAATGCTCCATTGTATTCATCCGGTCATGCTGCATTATACTATCTAGATCGTTCAGGTGGCGGTGCAAATATTGCATCCAACGAACTATATGTTCAAACCAATGCGTTAGAAGATAACAGATACGATGCTAGTCCAGAAACAGCAACTTTCCGTATTCTAAAACGAGCAGTGACAGCAAATGCTACAACTAAAATCACTTCACAAGCGATTACCACAACTGAAGTAGCAAATGGTAATTTAACTTGGACTTTGAAACAATCAATTCCAGGTAGTGCTACATTAGTATCGAAAACTATTACGTTTACAACTACAAGTAGCGGATCACCAGCTGTATCAAACGCACCAAGAGAGATCGCAGATGCTATTAATGCTATTGCGAATTTTGGTTTTGATAATTCAGATCCAGCAAATCCAGTTGAAATTCCTAGCTACGTTGAGGCCAGTGTTACTGAAGATAACGAACTAGTGATCGAACATTCCGAAGGCGGCGAAATTCGTTTCGTAGCAACTGGTGCTAGCTTAACTGCATTAACAACTTTGTTTACATCATTTAACATAGATACACTCACTGGCACAGCTAATTTTTATGCGCTACCAGCGAATTCAGCTGAAAACTATGTGGCGTCAGGATGGCAACCATTAGCAGCTAACGATTTCCTTGCTGCGGCATCTGCTCCAAGCAACGATCCATCAGACGGACAACTATGGTACAATTCTGGAGTCAACGAAATTGATATTATGGTACACAACGGCAACACATGGGTTGGATATCTAGATGAGTTTCCTTCAACTTCAGTTACAGGTCCTAAAGTATCTGCATCAAATCCTTACACTGGCGGTGTAACATTTGTTAACAATGATTTATGGATCTCAACAGCAGATCTAGAAAACTTCCCAACAATCTATCGTTATAACAGCAACATCCAAGGTGTTCCTGCTAGCGAAAAATGGGAACTAGTTGACAAAACTGATCAAACCACAGAGTCAGGTATTTTATTTGCTGATGCACGTTGGGGTAAAACTGGTGCTACAGGTAACACAGCAGCAACGATCCAAGCACTGCTATCAAGCAATTACTTAGATCCGGATGCTCCAGATCCAGCA